AGGGGTCACACGCTCGCGTGGCATAACTCCAATCCGGCATGGATATTCGACGGCACGATCACACCGGCCAACGCGCAGAGCTACTTAGAGGGGCATATAGATGTCGTGGCGGGGCACTACCCGGGCGCCCATCACTGGGACGTGGTGAACGAGGGGATATTCCTCGCGGAAGGCGCCCCTGACGGAGTGCGCCTCTCGTCGCCTTGGTACACCAGGCTCGTCCCCACGCCAGTCACGATCACGTCCTCCTCGGTGGCCAGCCCCTCGGTTATCACGACGGCCGCGCCGCATGGCCTGACGAACGGTCAGACGGCGGTGATCGCGCAGCACTCCGGGAGCACGCCGAACATCAACGGTAGCAACGTCATCACCTTCATCGACACCACGCATTTCTCGATACCAGTCAACGTCACGACGGGCGGCACTGGCGGAGCTGTTGCGCTTGAGATGCTCGGGAAGAACTACATCCGGCTCGCCTACGCGCGGGCGAACACCGCGGCGCCGAGCGCCCTGCTCGTCTATAACGAATTTGGGATTGAGCTGGCCGGAACGCAGGATACTAACAAGTGGAACGCGACCCTCGCCCTGCTCCAGTACATCAAGGCGGGCTCCGGCTGTCGGCTGGACGTCCTTGGCATCCAGGGTCACCTCCGCCCGCAGCCGGACGGGACGTTCCGGGATGTCACCGGCGCGAACGTGGCCTTCGACCCGGATGTGTTCCGGTCCCGCATCCGTGCGGCGGCGGCTCTAGGGCTCAAGGTTGTTATCACTGAGCTGGACGTGCGCGACACGGAGCTGTCAGCCGACACCCAGACCCGCGATGCTCAAGTGGCGTCCGCCTATTCGCGCTACCTCACCGCGGCCCTGGCCGAGCCGGCCGTCATCGGCGTCCTTACCTTTGGACTCTCGGACAAAAATAGCTGGCTGCTCGCCCAAGGAGCTACAAGACCCCTACCTCTCGACGTAAATATGCAGCGCAAACAGGCATGGGATGCCATTGCGGCCGCGTTTCAGCCGGCCCTCGCACGAACGGCTTTGACCGGGTGGCGAAGGATGGCGCGGCTGCGGTTGCCAGCAACACGGCGGAGGGCCGAGGATTGAGCAACCGGCAGGAGTACCGCCAGCACAGCAAGTCAACGCTGCTGCGCGCGGCCCAGGTCCTCTACACGCAGCGCGACCTCCTCGACGCCGCGATCGCCCAGAAGTGGCGCCGCCGCCTGGTGGCGGCGACCGTCCTGGCGTTCCTGGCCGGGGCCGGCGCGGGGGGCCTGGCCGCGAGGGCCCTTGACACGGGTGCTAAGCTGATCCCGAAGACGGTGGCCGGACCGGGCCGCCCCTAGTCGTCGGGCCTCCCGGCCGGCATCACGAGCTCGCGGCGTCCGTACCTGAGCGCGCCAGCCCGTTGGTTCACCAGAGGACGGTTTCTTTGGTGCGACCCGGGCGGCGCGTTTCGCCTTTCCGGGCCACCGGGAGGTCAAGGATGTCCGCGAGGATTCACGAGCTCAAGGCCAGGCTCGCCGAGCTGAAGGGTTCCCTGAACGAGCTGCTGAGCCCGGCCGACAAAGAGAAGCGCCCGCTCAAGGAAGACGAGTCGCAGAAGGCGGACGCCTTCGAGACGGAGCTGGACCAGGTCGTCGCCACCCTCAAGCACGAAGAGCGTCGGTTGCTCCGCGAGCGTGAGGACGCGCCGACCAGCGAGGCGCCCGCCGAGGGCCCGAAGCAGACGGCCACCGCGGCCCGCGAGGGGAAGAACCCCTGGGGCGAGATCTCGGGCCAGACCGAGCAGGAGCGCAACCAGTCCTACACGGCCTCTTTCGGCGCCTTCCTGGCGGCCGTGGCGATGGTGGCCATGCCGGGCGGGAGGGTCGACCCGCGGTTGATCCAGGGGGCGGCCACCGGCATGAATACCGCGGTCGCCTCGGAGGGCGGCTTCCTGGTCAGGAGCGACTTCAGCACGCGCCTGCTCGACCGCGCCAGGGAGGAGGCGCAGCTCCTGCCGAAGTGCTCGCGCGTCCCGATTGGCGAGGGCTTCGATGGCCTCGAGGCGCCCTACATCGACGAGACCTCGCGCGCCACCGGATCGAGGTGGGGTGGGGTTCAGGTCTACCGCCGGGCGGAGGCCGACACCGTCACCAACAAGCAGCCGAAGCTGGGCCTGCTCGAGATCCGCCTCGAGGACATGATGGGCGTCGCCTACGCGACCGGGCGCTCCCTGCAGGACGCCCCCGCGCTGGGCACCCTCATCGAGAACAGCTTCGCGTCGGAGTTCAGCTTCAAGATCGACGACGAGATCTTCCGCGGGACCGGCGTGGGCCAGTGCTTGGGCCTGTACCCCGCGGGCGTGCTCGGATCGGCGACCGTCTCCCAGGCCGCGGAGGGCGGCCAGGCCGTCGACACCGTGGTTGCGGGCAACGTGCAGAAGATGTTCGCGCGCGTCCCGGCGCGGCTGATCCGTGGCGCGGAATGGTTCATCGGCAACGAGGTCTGGCCCCAGCTGTTCGCCATGAACCAGGCCAACATGCCGATCTTCATGCCGGGGATCTCCCTGGCCAACGCGCCCTACGGGATGCTGCTGGGCCGGCCGATCTCACCGATCGAGCAGGCCTCGGCGATCGGCGACATTGGCGACATCACGCTGGCCAACCTGGGCGAGTACCTGATCATCGAGAAGGGCGGCGTGGAGTCAGCGCAGTCGATGCACGTGCGCTTCCTCTACGACGAGATGACCTTCCGCTTCGTCTACCGGATCAACGGACGGCCGGCGTGGAAGACGACCCTCACCCCGTACAAGGGCGCCTTCACGCTCTCGCCGTTCGTCGGTCTCGCGGCGCGGTAAGCGCCAGGAAAGGGAAGGGAAAAGCATGCGTCTCAGCATCCCCGAGAAGCTGACCCCCTACGACCTGCTCGCGCCCGCGGCCGACGCGGCCGGCCGGACGTCAGCGTACCTGAGCCTCAAGGGCGCGGTCCTGGCGTGGATCGAGGTCCACATCAACCAGGGCAACGCCGCCACCGTGCTCCTGAGCCCGCTCCAGGCGTCGGCCGTCGCCGGCACCGGGTCCAAGGCGATCTCCGCGGCCCGGATCTGGACGAAGCTCGACGAGGCGTTCACCGTCTTCACCAAGCAGACGGAGGCTACGACGTACACCACGGACGCGGCGGTGAAGAAGAAGATCGTCATCTTCGAGCTGGACCCGACGAAGGTCTTCGACGTCGCCAACGACTTCGACTGCATCGCGGTGTCCACGGGCGCCAGTAACGCCGCGAACATCACCTCCGCCCGCCTGTGGATCCAGCACGGCCACGAGGGCGCGACCGTGGTCAACCCGCTGGTCGACTAGCGCGACCGCGGCACATCTGCCCCCGGCGGGAACCAAGCCCCGCCGGGGCCCTTTCACTTGGAGGCGGCATGAGGCAGCTCTGGCGCCGGGCCGTAGCAGTCCTGGCGGCGTGCACAATCCTTTTCTCGTCCTCGTTCCTACACGCGGCCGTCATCGTGTATGGCGGCACCGCGCGCGATTACGGTTACGTCAACCTGACCACCCTGCAGACCGGCAACGGGGACAGCCAGAACATCGTCGACCGGGGCACGCTCCGAAGGGCTGGTCTTCTCACGATAACGACGGTCGTCGGTGCGACGCCTACCGTGACGATCAACATCCAGGGCTCCGTGGATGGGGTGACGTGGTTCAACATCGCCTACGCCGCTCAGAGCGTTCCCGAGACGGTCTCGGTGGTTGCCCTCGTGATCACCACGGCCACGACGTCGAGCCTCATCCTGCGCGCCGAGCACCCTTGGCGGTTCATGAAGATCGTGCTCTCGGCGAACACGAACGTCACCGTCACCGCCGACGTCGCTGCCTGAATGGCCGTCTTCGACCTGATCACGCCGGCCGAGCTCAAGCGGGTGGTCCCCGCCGGCGGAACCGCCAAGGACACCGAGCTGGCCGAGGCCTGCACGCGCGCGTCGCTGCAGCTCGAGCACCGCTACGACCGCCGGTTCGTCTACCGGGCTCCGGGCTCCGGCGAGGCCGTGGTGGTCAACGCCCAGAATTGGGCTGACGGCGCGATCGCAAAGGCCAACGACCCCAACGCCGCGGGCCGCACCCTGATCATCGCCTGGGAGACCGCCACGGGCGGAACGCTGACCGTGACGGGGACCGTCGCCGGCGTGGCCGGAGTGACGGAGGTCTTTGACGCAGCCAACGGGAAGCTGCAGCACGGGGTCAAGTTCTTCACGGCGATCTCGGCCATCGTCGCGGCCGCGGCCGCCGGCGCCGGGAAGGTCACCGTCACCACCTCCCTGGGCTACGTCGAGTACCACACGCCCTATTCCGCCTGCTCGGAGATCCACTCGAGCGAGTGGCCAATCCAGCAGGTGGTGGAGGTGAACGAGGACCTCAACCGCATCTACGGCACCACCACGGCCCTCGTGGCCGGGACCGACTACGTGGTGCGCGAGCGGCGCCGCATCGCCCGGATCTCGAACCTCTTGGACTTCCCCTTCCTGGCCGGATACCGGACCGTCAAGGATCGGCTGTCGGCCGGCTACTTCACGACGGGCAGCGTGCCGCAGGACCTGAAGAACGAGGCCGCCGCGGTGGCCGCCTGGATCTACCGCTACAACACCAGCGGCCGCCAGGGCCTGGAGAGCGGCTCGGAGGCCCAGGGCAGCTTCGTCCTGGCCGGGCCGCCGATGGTGACGTCGGGACAGGACGTCGCCCTCGGGTTCTACATCCGGCCCGAGTTCGAGCGGACGTGGGAGCGGGACTTCGACCTCGAGGCGGTGGCCTGATGGCTGCCACGCTCACCCCGGAGCAGGTGCCGGGCCAGCTGCGCCAGATCAAGGACAAGGCGCCGAAGAGCATGGGTTCTGCCTTCCGGCGCGGCATCGCGCGGATACGCGCCTCCGCCGTGAAGAACATCCGCTCGAAGGGCGTCGGCAAGTCGCTCTGGGGCGCGACCGACAAGATCGGCGCGAAGAAGGGCCGCAAGGCTGTGGCGAAGCTCGTCGTGGGCGGGAAGGTCCAGGAGCGGTATGGGGCCTACTCGGTAGATCTGACGCTCAAGGGCTTCCCCGCGATGATGGAGGTCGGCGGCCAGACCGCGCCCCACAGGATCGAGCCGAAGAACGTGCCGCTCCTGGCCTTCGTGGCCGCCGGCGATCTCGTCTTCGCCAAGGGAGTCGATCACCCGGGCGGCCCGGTCCGGAAGGACCCGTCCCTCGCGCCCGCGATCGATAGGTGGTCGCCCTCCATCAACACGGACATCGAGCGCGCGAGCAAGGCTGCGATCGCGTCGATCATCGGGGAGTAGCGGTGGATGCCTCCAGCCTCCGAGCCCCAGGGCGAGCTGATCGTGGCCGCGCTCAAGACGCGCCTCGAGGGGATCACCGCCGGCTCGGACTTCTGGTATACGCCGCACAAGGTCCTGCGCTTCGCGGCCTGGTGCAACGCCTGCCTCGATCCATCGCTGGGGTCCGCCTCCGAGCCGGCCACGATCTACACGCTCAGCCCGGACGACGAGGAGAGCGGCGAGAACACCTATACCGGGACGCAGTCCCTGATGCACATCGACCTGGCCCTCGCGCAGCGGTTCGAGCCGGCGGGGGACGTCGACCCATTCAACCAGCCGGACCCGGATCGGTGGAAGGTCCAGCAGCGGATGCGCAACGACGTCCGGAAGCGGATCCGCGGGGACCTGAAGGTCGGGAACACCGCGCTGCTCGTCCAGATCCCGCTCGTGGATATGAGCGCAGAGGAGACCTTCGTGAAGGGCTGGGCGGTGGTCTTCATGCGGATCGAGGTCCTTTACATCTTCGAGGATGCGGCGTGACGGAAGACCGCGCGGTGGCCGCGCCAGAGCCCGAGGAGGAGGCCCAGACCGTGGACGTTCCGAACGTGCCGCTGGAGCCGGCCCCGGATCCGCTGATGGCCGCGTTCCTGCGCTTCCGCCGCAAGGCGCGGCGTCTTTCCGGGAGGGATGTCGCATGAGCAAGAAGAAGGCGCAGGCGGAGGGCTACCGCGTGCTGCGCGGGATCAACTGGCCAGCCGCCGCGGATGAGGGCGGCGAGAAGCGCGCCGAGGAAGGCGAGGTACGGACTGACCTCCCGGCCGAGCACATCGCGCAGTGGATCGACGTCGGCGCTATCGAGCCGGCGGACATGAGCGGCACCCCCGCCGCCGAGGAGGTGTGACGTGGGTTTCACGCACGGCAAGGGCACGAAGTTCCTGCTGGACCTGGCGGACGGCAGCGGGCCCAGCGACATCAGCGCCCTCTTCCGATCCGCGCAGGGCCTCGAGGGCAAGAGCGAGAGACCGCTGACCACCACCTTCGGCGCTTCCGCCCAACGGCGGCAGCTGTTGGGCCTGCGCGACGGGGGCCCGATCGCGCTGGGGGGTCTCCGCCAGGACACCGCCGGCACGAAGATCCACGGCAAGAGCACGCGGATCCTGCACGACCAGTACGCCATGCACGGCTTCCTGCGCACGGCGACGTTGCGCCGCATGGTGAGCCTGCCTGACACCACGGTCTTCAACGACACCTGGCGCCGGCGCGGCCTGGTCGGTCTGCTCGACGGGAGCCTCGCCTTGGGGGGCCTCTTCGACGGCGCGGCCGCGGCGCTCGACGTGGTGTGGCGAGCCGCGCTGGCGGCGCAGGCGCCGGTCCTGATCTCGGCGGCCGCCGGCGGCTTCGCGATCGGCAACCTCGTGGACATGGGGCAGTTCGTGGTGAACAGCTACGGGGTCAACAGCCCCCACGACGACACCACCGAGGCCTCGGCCGACTTCGACTCCGACGATCGGATCGACCTCGGCGTTTCGCTCCACGATCTGACGGCCGAAGTCGGGACGATGAACGGGGCCTCGGTCAACGAGACCGCGGCCACCTCCCTGGGCTGGGCCGCGCACCTACACGTCACCGCGATCACCGGCTCCGGCTGCACGATCAAGCTCCAGGACTCGGCCGACAACAGCGTGTGGGCGGACCTGGCCGGCGGTACGTTCTCGAACGTCACCGCCATCACCAAGGAGCGGCTCGAGGGCGCCGCAACGGCCACGGTGCGCCAGTACGTCCGCGCCATCATCTCGGTCATGGGCGCGTCGAGCATCACGTTCCAGGTCAGCATCGCGCGCCGCGGCTTCACCTACGGGTCGGCGGCCACCTACCGTCACCTGATCGGCCTCTACGAGAAGGCGCTGAGCTCGACGTTCCAGTACGGGCCGGACGGCTCGACCTCCGGCAAGCCGCGATTCAGCGGCGAGTGCCGGCTGAGCAGCCTGGAGACGAGCTTCCCCTACGACAACCCCACCGCGTTCACGGCCGAGCTGCTGACCGACGGCGCGATCGCAGAGGACGTCTTTTAGCCCAGGAGGGGCCACATGGAAGGCGTGCTCATCAAGCTCGATCGGGAGCGGCGGCTCAAGTTCAACGTCACCGCGGCGCGGCGGTTCAAGGAGCTGTACGGGATGCCGCTCTACCGCGTGCGGCTCATGCGGAACGACGAGCAGGTGGAGGTCCTCGACCACGACTGCCTCGTTCACATCTTGCTGGTCGGCCTCGTCCACGAGGACCGAAAGCTCAACGCGGAGCGTGTGACGGAGATGCTGGACAACTACCTGGAGGCCGACCCCGAGGAGGGCCTTCGCCCCGTCTACCGGGCCGTGCGCAAGGCGTTCCGGGCCTCCGGGCTGTTCCCCGGGATGAAGGACGAGCCGGAGGACGAGGAAGAGCCGGGAAAAGCGCCGGCCGCGCCACCGACGGTCCAGGCGGCCGAGTAGAGGACAACTGGGAGGCCTTCGTCTCCCGGGTCGAGGACGTAGCGGTCGAAGAGTTGGCCCTGCGGCCTTGGGAACTCGAGCGGCTCAGCGCCGCGGAGGTTCTCCGGCTCCGCAGGGGCGAGCAGGTCCGGTTCAACAGGACGCTCCGAGTCGTCGCCTGGGTCACGAGTCAGATCCTCCAGCACATCACGGCGGCCGCGGGCGGCGGGGACGATCCCAAGGTTCGGCGGCACATGAGCGACCTCGAATGGCCGCGGCTGGTGAAGAGGATCCCCGGGTATGACCGCGACATAGAGCGGCGGCCCGAGGAGGACGAGGAGTAGGGCCTACGCCGACTGTCAAATACAATCTCGTGGCTGATCCCTCTGGATTCCAGAAGGGGTTCGCCACGGCGGAGGCCCAGGCCAAGGGCTTCGCCGACAACCTCGTCGCCAGGGGTGGTGTCGCCAGTCAGGTCCTCGGGACCATGGGGACGGCCGGGCTGGCCGCAGCCGCCGGTATCGGCGTGGTTACAGCTGCGGCCGCAGCCCTCGGAGCGGCGCTCTCCTCGGCCGTCGCCCAGGCGGTCAAGACCGGCTCGACGATCAACGACATGGCGGCGAAGACGGGGATCGCCGCCGAGAGCCTGCAGCGCCTCAAGTACGCGGCGTCCCTCGCCGGCGCGGACCTCGCTGGCGTGGCCTCCTCGGTCAACAAGATGCAGGTGGCCATCGTGGGCGGCAGCTCCGCGTTCCAGCGGCTCGGCCTCGACCTGGCCCAGCTCAAGCGCCTCGCCCCCGAGGAGCAGTTCGCCAAGGTCGGAGCGGCCATCAACAACCTGCAGACGGCCGCGGAGCGCGCCACCGCCGCGCGCGAGATCTTCGGCAAGGCCGGCACCGACAACCTGGCCCTCTTCGCGAGCGGCATGGAGACCGCCATCGCGCGCGCGCAGGAGCTCGGGCTCGTGCTTTCGGGCGCGACGGTGGCGGGCCTGGACGCCACCGGCGACGCGGCCGACACCCTGTCGCAGACCTGGGAGGGGCTCTGGACCAATATCGGCGCCGCCATCGCGACGGCCCCGGGTGTCGAGCAGGCCATCAACGCGATCGCCTCCGCGATAGGAGACCTCTCGACTTGGGTCCAGGATAACCAGTCGATCCTGCAGGGCTGGATCACCTCGGTAGTGGTCCCCCTGGCCGACATCGCCGTCGCGGCCGCTCGAGGCGTCCTCTTCATGGCGGACGCCTTCAAGATGCTCGGCGACCGGATCCGCTCGATGCCGTCGCTCCCGGATTGGCTGAGGAGCGCCGGCGGCGCCGTATCCGGTATAGGCGGGTTCGGCGGTCTCTACGACACCTACGTCAAGGGTTCGGCTGGCATCGACCTCGGTGGCCTCATGGGCCCGCCGGCGCCGCCGCGGGGGCGCACCGGCGGCCAGTTCCTCGGGAAGGGCGTCTACGACGCGGCGGGCAAGGAAGCGGAGCGGGCCCGGAAGGAGATGGAGAAGACCCGCCTTGAGCTCCAGGAGTTCATCGACAAGTGGGGGTCGGTCGGCGCGCTGAATCGAGAGGCCAAGCCGCTCGGAAAGGTGGGCCTCAACACGAAGGTCGTCCAGTCCCAGGCCAAAGACGAGCTCGCGCGCTACTACGAGAAGGTCCTGGCCGACATGGACCTGATGGGCGACAAGTTCATCGGCATCTCCGGGGTCATCGGGCAGCTGGGCGGCGTCTTCGAGGCCCTCGGCTTTAAGGCTGAATCCGCGCTGGGGAAGATCACCGCGGGCCTGGGCATCGCCGCGCAGTCGGCGGGCGGCTTCATAAAGTCGTTCGTCCAGTTCTCCAGCGGCAACGCCTTCGAGGGAATGCTGGGGATGATCGGCTCGGGCCTCGGGTTCCTGGGCGGGATCTTCGGCCTCTTCGGCGGCGGCCCGTCCAAGGAAGAGATCGCCGCCGAGAACAAGCGCAAGCAGGACGAGGCGCGCGAGGCCGCCGGCCGCGAGCAGGCCCGCATCAACCAGCTCGCGCGAGAGTCGCGCGCCGCCGGCATCGGTGGGATCGAGGAGTTCGGCCCCGCCTTCTTCGCCCAGCGACCCATCGCGACCGAGGCGGACGCGCAGCGGCAGGGCGCCATCTTCGCCGCGGCGTGGGGCGCCGTCGTGAAGGACAAGGGGCTCGCGGCCGCGTCGGCGCTCTTCGGGGAAACCATCAAAAAGATGATGGCCGACATGGGCGCGGCCGGCATCGAGATCCCCGACTGGCTGAGGGACGTCAGCAGCCTTTCCGAGATCGGCCTCGACGAGACGTTTCGCAATATCGCGGAGCGGGGCGACACCGCGGCAAAAATGCTCAAGGCCCTGGGGGAGGCCGGCGTCCTCGGGCCGGAGCTGATCGGTGCCTTCCAAGATGAGGCCAGGAACGTCTTCGCGGCTGGGCGGCAGCGGGCCCTCGACATGGGGAAGACCGAGGACGAGGCGACCAAGGCCGGCTTCGCCGTCGCCAACCCGCTCCTAAAGGAGCTGGCCAATCAGGCCATCCTCCAGAACCAGACGCTCGACGAGGACATCCAGGCCATGATCGACGAGGCCGGGATCGTGCCCGACGTCGAATACCAGCAGCTCGACGAACTGCGCCGAATCCGCGAGGCGGTGCAGGCATTGGCGAGGACCGGCGACCCGCCGCCAGGCGATAACCCCCCGCCACCGGGCGACGAGCCGCCACCTTTCGATCCAAAGCCGCAGGACCCCACGAACCCCTTCGGCAGCGACAGCAGCTCGGGCGGCGGCTGGTCCTCCGGTTTCGACGTCGGCGGCGGGATCACGCTCCCCGTCACCCTCAACGTGGACGGCCGCGTCTTCGCCAACACGACGGCGCGGCTCATCGACCGCGGCGTGGCCCGGAGCATGGACACGGCCATCGCGCGGTCCATCAAGCGCACCGCGAGACCGTCCTGATGGGCCTGGTCCCCGCCGCGATGAAGGCGCGGAAGGGACGCGGGCCCTGGGTCTATCTGCTCAACCTGGACCTGCCCGGCGGCGAGAACCGCTGGGGGCTGGTGCCCTACAAGTCCAAGGGCGCCGGGATGTTCAAGAGCAGGATCGTCTCGGCGGAAACGCTCGTCCGTGACGCATCGGAGCGGACCGGAAAGCTGGAGGCCTACGAGCATCGCTTCGTCGCCGACGACTCCGACCGCTTCATCTCTAAGCTGAGCGAAGGCCCCTACGGGGATCTGATCGAGTCGTCCGCGGCGACCTGGCGCCGGGCCTGCCCGTTCCTGAACCCAGACGACTGGTGGACGATCTTCAACGGCACGCTCCGCCTCGGCTCGCTGCGCAACTACCAGTGGAGCCTCACGCTCCGGGTCAACGACCGGCCCCTGTACCAGGACGTGCCGCGAGGCTGGGGCATCAACCGCGCCGACTGGCCGAATGCCGACGCCGCGGTGCTCGACAAGATCGCGCCGTGGATCTACGGGCGGCACTCGTCGCTGGGCCTGGGCGATAAGGGGCTGATTCCCACTCTGAACGTCGACACGGTGAACGATGTCCGGCTGATCTCCGCGCTCTACCTGAAGGACGTCCCTCGCGTCTTCAACAAGACCGACGCGGTGCTCCTCACCTCGGGCGTGGACTACACCATCACGCACCCGGTGGTGAACGGGAAGCAGTTCACGTGCATCCAGATCCTTGTTGACCAGGGCGACGACGAGATCACCTGCGACGTCGACGGGATCGAGAACGTGGGCGACGGCTCCGGCCATCTGATCGAAAACCCGGGCGAGGCGATCGTCCACTACCTGAACCACGCCGTCTACTACGACCACCAGTCGGGGCTCTACGACTACACGCGGGCGCCGCTGCACGAGACTGGCGGCGTCAGCTCCGTCCCGTTCGGCGAGGCGCGGGACTACTTCGACACGATGGGCATCACCTGTTCGCGACACCTCTTCAAGGACGGCCCGCAGCAGGCGATCTCTGTCCTGGACGAGTGGTGTGAGGACTTCGACTTCCGCGCGTTCTGGATGCAGGACGGGACGCTCCAGGTCTGGCTGATCGACCACCGCTTTACCGACATCTACGGGGACCTCCCGCACATCAAGGAGACCGACGAGCGGGGCGACTCGTTCCGGTTCACGCCGTACGACGACGCCGTCATCGTCGACGGCATCAGCGCCGACTATCTTCTCGACACGGCCGCGGGCCAGCCTCTCTATCGGATCGACGCTCTCGACACCACGACGCGCTTGGAGAATGTGAAGTCCACCAGCCTCCGGTGGGCTCCCGCCTACGCCTAATGCAGACCGCCAACATCCGTCCGATCGCCAACAGCGCCACGTACAACACGTGGACCGCGAACACCGGGACTAAGGCCGCGGCCGTCGATCCGCTCAACCCGGTCGTCCACGACGACGACACGACCTACATCACGCGGAGCAGCCCGGACACCCCGCGCAACCAGGGCTTCACGCTGGGGGCGCGGCCGCAGATCCAGACCCTCTCCACGGTCAAGGCGTTTGTGCGCGGGCGCTCGAACAACAACTACTCAGCCTCCCAGCAGCTCAACGTCTTCGCGCGCCGCCAGGGCGTTGACGGCTCCGCGCTCGTCCTGACCGGCCTGGGGACGGCGCTCGGGGCCTACACCGAGGGCAACGGCACGCTCCCGCGGCCCGGTGGCGGGACGTGGACGATCACCGACATCATGGACTCCACGTTCGAGCTTGTGGTCGGAATCAGTGCCTGGGCGGGCGGGGTCACGGAGTACCGCGTGACCTCGGCATGGATCGAGATCGGCTTCGTCGGCGTTCCGCAGAAGACGGGCCAGGTGATCCTCCGGCTGTCGCGCGAGGTCCGGATGTACCGGAAGGGCGTCGGCCTGTTCGAGATCGTGGGCCCGTCCGACAAGGTCTGTGACCCCGAGCTGCTGGACTTCTTTCAAGTCTCGCATCGGATGATGCCGGCGGCGGACGGCAACGGGGCCGGCGTGAAGACCTGGCGGCGGTCGCTCTTCGTCGCGACCAGGGCCGAGATCGACCCCGTGACCGACTTGGGGCGGGTCCTCGCCTACGACCCGCGGTCCTTCCTGACGACGTTTTTCGAGTCGGGCCACACGAACAAGTCGGCCAACGCCTTTGGGGACGGCGTGATGCGCCTCGATGCCGGCTGCACGCGCTCTTACAAACGTGACTCAAAGGCCTGGATCGAGAGCAACGACGGCTACGTGGACGAGCTGGGAGATGACCTTTACCCCTACGACCGGCTGGGTCTGCTGAGCGAGAACTACTCCGAGAACAACATCCGCCGGTCGAGCTTCGTCTCCGGCACCACAGGCCTGACGATGGTGAACGCCAACGGCGGCGGGCAGGGGACCGTAGTGGTCGACACCGCGGTCCTGAAGTTCCGCTCCACGATCACCCCCAACAGCATCCGGATCACGGCCTTGGGATCCCCGCAGGCCTCGGACCTCGGCTTCACCATTAACACCGAGACGATTCCGGCTAACACCGTGGGCTCGATCTCTCTCGACTACCAGAACACCTCGGGCGGGACGCTGGAGTTTCAAATCACCCGCAACGTGGACGGCTGGTACTACAACCCATCCACGCAGGCCTGGCAGGCGGGCGTCTCCACGATCACGCTGCCCGTGGTGCCCGACTGGCACGAGCCCGGCAAGCGGTACATGCTGGAAAACGTCGACGTCGGTGGATCCAGCACGGGCCTCGTCTTCCACCTCATCCAGCTCAACGGCGCGACCGCGGGCGGCCAGATGGACAACGTCGCCCACATGCAGTTCGAGCCGACCCCGTGGGTCACGAGCCGGATCGTCACCAACGGGGCCTCCGTCTCCCGGGCGCTCCAGTCGCTGCAGGTCAGCAACGACGACGGGAAGCGGGCGTGGTTCGGTCAGCACGGGACGGCCTACATCAAGCTCTTTTCCGAGTTCAGCGCCGCGACGATGAACGCGGCGAGCGGGTTACCCAACTACCTGACGCTCGTGCACCCCGACGACGTCGGCAACTATTGGAAGCTCTTCTACAACGGCGTGATCGGGTCGCGCCTGGACCTTGAGGTCAAGGCTGGGGGCGGCTCTCCTGTCGTAGCCCACGCACCCTTCTCGCCCGTGGCCTGGGACCAGGACGGGGTGTGGATCACGATCCGCTGGACGAGCGATCAGGGCGAGCTGGACCTACTGCCCTACACCGTGTCGGTCTTCGTGGACGGGATCAAGGGTACGGACGTGACCCTGCCCGGCGGCCTGCCGACAGACGCCGCGACTTCCACGCTCTACATCGGCGGCAACGATGTCGATTGGGCCGCCAACGCTGCCATGCGCGGCATCTGGTTCACGCCGCGGGTTCATTCGGACGAGGAGATTCTGCGGCGGGTCAACGCCGCGTAAGGAGTAGAAATGCCTTTCTGGCCACAGTTGCTCATCAGTCAGTCGGTGGATGGTGCGGCGCTGACCGCCTCCACGACACCGACGTCCATCCTCCACGCCACCGGGAAATACACCTTCCTGGCGAACGAGTTTCAGGTGGGCTCGGTGCTTCGGCTCAAGGCCCATGGGCGCGTGTCCAACATCGTCACGACCCCCGGCACGCTGACACTGGACCTCCGCGGGCAGGGCATCGTCGTTGCGAACGGCGGCGCCATGGCGCTGAACATCGTCGCCAAGACCAACGTCCCGTGGGTCCTGGAGTGGGTCCTGGAGTGCCGCTCGGTCGGTTCCATCACCGCGGCGACCTTCTTCCATCAGGGCACGTGGGCGTCGGAGTCTGTCATCGCCGCTCCCGTACCCGGTACGGGCGGGGTGCCGATGCACATGCTGCCCAACGCGACACCCGCGGTAGGCACCGGCTGGGACTCTACCGCGGCGTTCACCCTGGACCTGTTCGCCACGTGGTCGCTCAACAACGCGAACAGCATCACCGTCCACGGTATGCAGTTGTTCGGCGACAACATCCCGCCCAGGTAACTAGTGGGCAGGTTCCACCCGTCCGATCCGCGCTCTCGTCGGAGGTACGCCTCATCTCCGACGAGTGCGGTCTCGACAATCGACCCGACCCTAACACTTGGGGACACCCTCTATCTGCAAATGGGTTTCCGGGCGCGGATCAAGGTTGTTGGTATCGGTGGGGACATCCCGCGGGACATTGAGAACGTGACTGCGGAGTCGAGCGATCCTGAAATCTTCCTCGTAGAAGACCCGGAATCACCGATCTCGCCCGCACCACCGCCCGACGATGAAATAGCAATCCGCGCCGTGTCTGTCGGAACGGCAACCCTCACCATTCGAGCCGACTCGGAGCCGGACGTGCCGGACGTACCGCTGACGGACACCGTGACCATCATCGTCTACCGCGTGGCGACGCGGCTCGTCCTCTACTACACCGAGGCCGGCTCGACGGACGAGCTGCTGGCGCCGCTGAATCCCGCCCTCCAGGCGCAGCCGAAGTTCACGGGGATGCCGTTCAACACGACCTATACGCTTCGCATCGAGGGCCGGGACGGGGACGGGAACGTGGTGCCGCTCGAAAACATCACCTGGGACAACGGCGGCTCGATAGCGTTTCACTTCGCCGACGTGAGCCCGGCCGACCCGTATAGAAAGATCCTGACGCCGGACGACAACGCGAACGATCGGATCTTCATCATCACGGCGGACGGCGACCCGTCGCCTACTGCTGTATCCCTGAGCCTGACCGGGTCCGTCACCATCAGCACGAGCGATCTGCTGGCGACCATCCTGACCGAGACCTACTCGATCGAACACATATGACCGCGACCACGAAGTTCCTTGCCGGCTCCGCGTTCAACCTCATGGGGCGGGGCCTCGTCTACGTGAGCGACGAGGACGAGAACTACCTCCGCGCTGGTCTCTACGACGATGACCCGGCCGTACCGTATCGCGCGGCCGACATTCGCGAGGACGGCTGGATCAAGGTGGACCTCAACCAGGTGCGCGACCCAGCCGACGACGCCGACGTGGGCGGCTTCGAGGTGTTCAACGGTAACTTCCCGAAGGGGTGGACGCCCTTCACCACAGGAGGCGGGGCGCTCGGCGTGGCGCTCTTCCCTCACAGCGGGGCCATGGCGCTCTCGTGTGGTGTCAGCGCGAGCGGCGGGTCCGCGGGCGTTGCGATGGAGATCACCGCCCGGGCGGGCGAGACCCTCACGCTCAACACGTGGATGATGTCCGCGACGGGCGGCGGCATCGCGCGCGTCCGCATCCAGAACAAGCGGACCGGCAAGTACCTGGCGAAGGGCGGCTGGCAAGTCGCGCCGACGGACTGCCAGACCGAGACGGCCCCGACCGCCTACGTCAACCACGTCAAGACCTTCACCGTGGAGGGTTACGACGCTTGCCAGGCGGACGAGGTCACGCTCGCCCTGCGGCTCTACACCGACACCACCGGGGGCGTCGTGTACTTCGACGACGTCTACCTATACCCGGGGGTCAACTTCTTTTCGATGCACGGCCACAACATCGAGCCGCGAATCAGTGTGCTCTGGCAGTACAGCGCCACCGACACCGCGGTCGAGGCGCCGGCGCCCTATACGCTGATCAGCAGCCACACGGCCAAGGAGCCCTCCTTCTACGGGGTCACCGCGGCGACGCTCTACCAGCGGTGGATCCAGTTCACGTTCAGCGGCACGCCCCTGGCGGCCCCCGTCTCCGTCGGCGAGCTGGTCCTGGGGCAGACCCAGACGCTCCTGACGGACGCGCGGCACCCGGCCCTGGCCGACTGGCAGTGGGACTATCTCCGGCCCCAGGTCCGTAACAAGCGGCAGGACGGCGGCGAGCGCCCCTTCAACCTCAACGACCACCCGCAGCGGACGCTCCGCCTGCCCTACCTACAGACGAGCGACGCCTCGTTCGAGCAGTTCCGCCAGGAGGTCAGGCGGCGGTGCCAGGACGGCGCCGAGCCCATCGTGCTCGTGCCCGACGACAGCAGGCCCGAGGTCCTCTTCGGCCGGGTGCCAGCGGAGTGGACCGACCGCCAGAGCATCCTGCGGTCGGTCCACGCCACGGATCTCGTCGTCGTCGAGAGCCCCTTCGGTCTGAGCGGGCTCTAGGGCCGCGGGAACGAGACTGTCAGGCTGGAGCAGTCCCACGGCCGGGTAGCTGTAGCCGCCACGCTGACCCTTCCGGAGTCGGGCGGGACCGACAGGCGTAGGGCGATCCCTTCTGGCAGGGTCACGAACCCGAACGTCACCGGCACCTCCGGGTCGGCCACGGCTCCGAGCCGGATCTGCGACGTGTGCGCGTGGGGCACGAGTAGGACGGCCCACGGGCCCAGCTCCTCGGGGAACTCCTCGGGCGTGGCCAGGGCGAGCCAGGTGGCGTGGCAGGCGGTCATGGCCGCTACGGCGACCGCCGCGCCGGCCTGGGATGTCTCCACCGGGGTTCGGCCCCAGGTCGGGGCGGGCTACAGCGCAGGCGGCGGCGGTGAACGCCCAGGAGGACGGCCAGGAAGCGGGTCATTTGCTGTCCCTTACGCCCGGAAGGGCGTGATTCCGCCTTCGTCACGGTGAAGTCACGGTGGCGGCTGTAAGTGGTGGCCTGGGACGGAGTTGAACCGCCGACACGCGGATTTTCAGTCC